GCGTTTTCCGCATCTCCGCTCCATTCAGATTCATATTCACGCGCGAATGACGCATCGTTATAAGTTCCATCTAATTTAAGTTCTTCGATAAAACTTTTACTTAATAATTCTTCCATAACTGGAACGCGCCAAGTTCCGCCTAAAACGATAGCTTGATCTGGGTCAATAATTTGTTGAATAAGTGTTTGAATAAGTTTTTCATAAGCAAATGAGTTTTTCCATCCCGCAGTTGTCACGTAGATTTGACTTTTATTAATAGTTTCTTCTTTATGTCTAGAACCATCTGAAAGTCGTCGGTCTACGTTCATTGTAGGGATGATAACTTCATTCAATAATGTTTGGTCTACTAGAATACACTCTTCCACCAATCCTCCAGTGGCACGTTTACCACGGGAACTTTGTTGTGCGGCCATAATATCTAGTTTACTACCATTTTTGAATATATATTCAACCATATTTTTTGAGGCTTTTGTCGCACCTCTTGACCAATCTATTTCATTTTTTAAACCAGGAATTAATTTACATAATTCCTCTGCTTTCTCTCTTGCAATTCCCGCAGCTTGTTCTTTTCCTCCTGTGGTAACGAATAAATGGGCTCCTGGATAAAGAACACATCTTAACATTAAAATTAGCACAGAAAGAAACGATTTGGAATAGGCACGTGGGAATGTAGCGTAGGCATATCTATGTCGCATTACCGCCCTTAAAAATAAACGTTGATAAAAGAATAGATGAAAATTTTCAGGGTTACTTCCGCATAAAAACTCAACAAACATATCAGGGTATTCGCGCCAATACGCAATATACTGTCTAATAATAGGTATTTGCGCACTAATACGCTCTTCAGATAAACCTTGCTTATGAGTATCCGCAGATAAAGTAGCATTTAATAAATCTTGTAATGCCATATCTACTCACTCCCAACTTCATCAAGCAATTTTTGTTCTTCTATACTTTCATAAAATTCTTCATAATGCTCATCATCTAGTTCTGTTGGCTCATCATTTAATAAGTCAATTGCTTCAGATTCAGCCATTTGTTGTTGAATTTGAATTTTCTTTAAGGCATCTTCAATTTGTTGTCCGAAACCTAAATCTTGAGTAACTAATTTATTAACATAGTTATTCATATCTTTTAATGTTATGTCAACTTTATCTTGAGGAATGTCTGTAGCAAATCTAGGTATAAAACCTTGTCTTTCACACATTGTAACAAGCTCTCCTACTGAGTCAACATAATCATTTTTTTCTTCTTTATTTTGTGCGGCAGTAAATTTTGCTGATTTACGTAAATCATTAGATACTTTTGATAACTTTTGGTATCCTTCTACATCGCCGCAATCTAATGCTTGGTTCATTTTTAAATTTGTCTTACAAATTAAAATTAATGTATTTTTAGTATCCGCATCTTGAATATCAAATGACATTTCCATTTCTTGATAAGTTTTTTCTAGTTCAATCCATTCAGATGGTTTATACATTCTACCCCATTTTAACACTAGAGTTGTAATATCTTCAGGTGTTAAATCTTTTGCTAAATCTGGAATTAAATCTTCACTAATAAAATTCTCTTCTTGAAAAGGATTATCAACTGCATCTGGAGCAACCATACTTGCTGCAGCCGCACTTTGATATTCTTCATTTTGAACAGGCGTGCTCATTAAAGTTTTATATTGAGCTTCTGTCATTTCTCCATTTTCATATTGTTCTTTAACAGTTTCTTCAAAACGAATTCTTTCAGCTTCCATTTGTTTAGCTTTTTCTTCATTTAAAACTCTTAATCGTTCAGTGTCTTCCCAACCATAATCCATCCATTGTTTAAGTTTCATTTTAGAAAGGTATTTTCCAAACACTGACATCCCATTTAAATTAGGGTTTTTTGCGAACGCTCTATCTCTTAAATTATTCCATTCAGATGGAATATAAGGAACATCCATCTCTTGTAATAACCATAAGAATGTATCAGGATTAAAATTATCAATATGCATTGTTAAGCATTTTTTACACATTTTGGTTTTATCACCATTTTTATGAGTATAAAATTGAGTTGCCGCATCCATTGTCTTGCCACATTTAGTACATATTAATTTTTCTTTATCGTTCATTCTCTAACCTCCTATTGTTTTTTATTTCTGCATTTTTTACAAATACTATAATAACCATCTTTTGATGTTCCATTTTTAGAGAAGAACTTGTTGTTAGCTAATTTAACTTGCCCACAACGAGAACATTTTTTCCATTTTCCTTTTTCTTTAAAAGTGTAGTGCCATAATAAATATTCTTCTTTTTCTCTTTCCGCAATTAATTTAGGAATTTTATTTCTCCATAATGAAGAAATATATTCAACTGAGTATTTAATACCAAATTCTTGGTCTAATAATTCTTGAATTTCAACATTTTGTTTGCCATCAATTTTATAAATTAATAATTTATAATATAGCGGAAATTCATCTTTTAAAGTTAAATCTACTAAATTATCTAAATCTTCCATCATGTAGAAAGCATCACTAGTAAATTTACCCCATGCGTCTTCTTTAATTGCAGAGTAATTACAAAGTAAAGCACAAATATGTTTAGGGTCAAAGAAATTGATTAGCCCATCACTATGAGGCTCTCCATTTTCATCTATTGTAATATTTTCTGAAAAATCTATTTTTGAAATATTCTTAGCTGCTCCGCCAGAATGAGTCATAGTTTGTTTGTATTGTCCTTTAATAACATATTGCTCTTGATGCATTTCAATTAATTGTTTCTTTAATAAAAATTTCTTTTTTCCTGTAGCTTTTGCAACTGATTCTTCAAGTATTGCAATACTCTCTTTTAAATCCTGTAAAGGTTGAATTTCTTCTACATCTTTATCTGTTATTGATACTTTGTGTGTTAATAATACATTTTTATCATCTATAATTAAATTCCATAATCCATCTTCGCCATTTTCAAATTTACTTACTAATCCTTGATATGAAGTTTCTCTTTTATTTACAGTAACCATACGGTTATCAGTTAAAATCATTTTTGATTTTTTTTCTTCAGGAGTCATAGCAGAAACAATATAATCTGATAATATTTCCATATACTTTTTATTTTTTAATTGTTCTTGAGTCATTTCCGCAACCATTTGTTTTACGAAATCTTTTCTTTCTTCTGCTGTTGTTAAAGTATAATCTAGTTTCTTAAAACCTGTAGTTGCACTCTCTTTTGCTTCTGTATTCATAAGTCTCCTTTCTAAAGTGAATATCAATCACTTTTGACCTTTCTTAAATATATTTTAACATAAAATTTTTCGTTTGTCAAGTGGACATAAGAGACTTTAATTGATTTTGAAAAAAATTTTTAGTATAATATTTATATAAAGAAAAAAATATATAAAAAAGAAGGTTTTATTATGAAAAACAATTTTGTTATGGAAAGAGTTCAAACACATTTTAAATATTTACAAAGTTTAGGTTATGATGTAGTTTGCACTTGTTTGCAAGGTTCACAAAATTATGATTTAGATGAATATACAGATGACTATATGTCAGATGTAGATACTAAGTCTATTGTTATGCCATCATTGGAAGAATTTGTTAAAGGTAAATCACCCGTTAGCACAATAGAAGAAATGAGCAATGGTGAGCATGCGGAAGTAAAAGATATTCGTATTATGTTTGAAATGTTTAAGAAAATGAACATTAGTTATATTGAATTATTATATTCTGATTATATTGTTATAAACCCAAAATGGAAAGACCTCATTTCTGCACTGTTCCAGGAAAGGGATCTTATAAGCGGCCATTTCCGCACTCAATTTATTAGATGTATAGTTGGAATGGCTCTTGAAAAACAAAAGGCATTATGTCATCCATATCCAAACATTATTGAAAAAATTGAAAAATATGGATATGATGGAAAACAATTAAGCCATTGTTGTAGACTATATGATTTTTTATGTAAATATCAAGAGGGCTTACCAATTGCCGCATGTTATAAAGTTGAAGAACCAACTAGAACAGTACTAATGAATTTTAAAAAACAGCTATTGCCGCATGGTAGATTTACAATGCCTAAAGAAAAGGCTATTAAATATTGCGATACTATTGTAGATTTAATCAAGAAAAAAAGAGATGAAATGATTGGTGGAAGTGCGGATGTCCCACTAAAGGAAGCCCGCATATTTCTGGATGAGTTGCAATATAAAATGATTAAAGAAAAAATGAGAAGAGAGATTATTGAAAATAATGAATAATATATTTTTAAATGTATTAGCTGCGGTTACTCTTGTGACTGTCGGGATTACAGGTGGCGTGTTAGCAAGCATTGCCGCATTGAAAGGATTATGGAAATTATGGAAGAAAAGATAAATTTTAAATATGAAGGAACACTTAGTGGTTGTTGTGGCGATCCATTACCAGAATATAAAATATGTGAATGGGATAGAGATGGAACTATGCATGTTTACTTTTGTAAGGAAGAAGACATCAAGAGCCTAGCCCAATTCTGCCAGGCACCCAACTTCCGCATCTATTTAGGAACAAAATTTAATTGGTTGCAAAAGAAAATGTGGAAATGGATTTTTAATATGGAGATAGTGGATTATGTTAGAAAAGATTAATGATTTGAAAAAGATTATTGCGGGAGGCCGCTATCAGGTAGAAAACCAGGTTCCTGTGATTTTAGTTGAGCATTTAATTGGCGCGGTTGAGGCTTTGAGGCTACTTGTAGACTGGGCTATTGAAATGGATACTGATTGGCGCATTGATGAAATGTTGGAAGAATATTTTAGTGAAGAAGAGATTGCCGCACTGCATGCAATTTATGGTGGGTTAAAGTATGAAGATTATTTGGTGGCAATGGCGCAACTTTATTTGAAGAGGAGAGAAGAGCATGCTACAAATGACAATTAGTAAAGATGTTGAGGTAAGAAACAATTATAATTATATTGAATGCATGAAGGCTTTAAGAGAATATAAGTTATGCCCAAATTGCGGAAATGAGTCATTAGTGCTTTATAAATGGTATTGTTATCCAAATAAAAA